TAAATTAGTTAATTTTTTGTAATAATCTCTAAATTCTTTTTCAGAAAAACGTGCGGCAGGACCAAGTGTGTCTCTGAATAGTTGTTGAAATTCAAACCTAGCATTTTCTTCACTAGTGATAGAAGGATAAGCAGCAGTAGAAGTGCCACCACCTAGGGCTACTCTTTCAGCAGCAAAAGTATTTGCATCAGCAGTAGGAGATTTAAATAAATCTCTAACAAAGTTATTCCAATAACCTAAAGCAGCCTGGTCACTTTTACCAGTATAACCAGCCATTTGCTTTAATGTTTGATACTTACCACTATAACTACTGATTCTAGCCTTATTAATATAATCCATGGCTTGAACCAAAGTCATTGGCATACCATCAATTACTCTAGTTCCACCAGAACTAACAGTTGTATTTATATTACGTGTTTGGTCAAGCCAACCTTTAGCAAATCCACTTTGACCAGTACCGCCAGTTTTAGTGTTATCTTCTTCAGCCATTAATCCACAGACTCCAGTTTATCTTGTTCTAAGAACCTGTTATACCAAGATGAGAATTGAGTATCTTGTTTTTTAAGTTCGCTAGTATATTGTTCCCATGCCTCTAATAAGGCTTTATTGGAAGTAGCAGTAATACTTTTACTTCCACCAAAACTTTCACGATTCTTCAACTCATCAATTAAATCATCACGTGAAGCCATGTAATCACGCATCAAAGCCCAAGCAGTTGAATCGTTTTCTCTTATAAATTTTTCATCTGAAATAATTGCATCAATTGCTTTAATGTTATTCTTCCAGGCACCCATTTCGTAAACATCAAAATCATTAGCCCAATTTTTATTATTGGCTCTTAATTCAGCAACGAAACCTTTTTTAATCTCACTATATGGTTGACCAGCATTACTTGACAAAGAAGTAATACCTGCTTTTTCAAGTTCAGCATCAAAACCATCCATGAACTTGTTAAATTCAATCCAACCAGAAACCACATCTTGACGTTTAATAGCATCAACAGGTGAAAGTTTTTTACGATACTTATCGTTACTTCCAGGAATAACGTCTGTTGTTAATTGCCAAACATATGAGGCTTTATCAAAATCACGTTCAACACCATCATTGCTAATGAGTTGAACAAGTTCAGGACTATAGCCTGCAACATCAGTTACAAGTTCACTATTCTTTTTTAAACGGCGAATAGATTCTGGGCTTGCATCAGAACCAGAAATGTTCTTAGTACCAGAAAGTGCTAGAACAAAGTATTCTGGGTATCTTTCATAGAAACGTTCCTGTGCACTTCTGCCTTGAGCATCAGTACCAGTCTGTTGTTCTTTACGCCATTCTTGAATATAAAATTCGTACTCTGAACGATACTGTGGAATAACTGGAAGAGTAGCGTTAGTTAAGAAACGAAGAAGATAGAACGCACTGGTTCTCTTATTCATTTCTTCAAAAGTAGGTTCAGTTTCACGTTTACCATCTCTGTAACGTTGCATTTCAACAGCGTACAAATCAGTTAAACTATTTGCGTATTCTTTAGAAGCAGGACCTCTAGTTCCAGCAATTACACGTTTAGCAGTTGCAGGGAATATTAAATCCCAAGAACCTGGTTCAGTTGAAGGACCGTTCTGTAAAACTAAATCAAATAATTGCTTAGCAGGAACTGGAACACCAAACTTTTCAGATATAGCATAATCAATATCTGGGTTATTCTTTAATATTTGTGAAACAGCAACTTGGACTACTGGACCTGCACCTGGGTTCCACCAAGGGTCGCCAGCAAGTACAAGGTTAAAACCACGTTTAGGAAAACGCATAACAGCATCTTTACCTACGATTTCTTCAAACCATTTAGGTAATATTCTTGATGCTTGAAAAGTAATATAACTATCACCAGTAATGGGGTCTGTTTCTTGAAACCCTGCTTTTTCTGGTGCGTTCCAAATCTGTAAAGCACGACCAACTATTTGAGGGTTTTCAAAACCAATTCTTCCCCAAGTTCTAACAGTATTTAGTTGTGCTTGGATAAATGGGGAGAAGAATGCGAATACTGAAGCAAAGTTTGAATATCTTTGAATAGTATATAAAGTATTATTAGTTTCTTTCATGGCAACACGATGTGCATTCGCCACAAACATATCTGCAACTTTATTAAAATCATCTTGTGTTTTAATAGCACCACGAGCAACTGCTTGGTCTACTTGCTGTGATACTGCACGATTATATACAGCGTTATAGAAAGGGTGACGAACTAAAGTATCTTCAGGTAAAGCACCAATGTATTTAAATATCTTATTAACAGTTTGCTTGTAAGAAGTCATGAATCTCTTTTGAGATTCTTCTGCTAATAAGCCACCATTAACTGGAATTAAATCAGTTCTGTTTTCTAAAACTTTTCTAATCTCTGCAGTTGAAACAGTTTTCTCAGACAATTTACGTCTAAGTGTAGCATCTGGAAATGCTTGTTTCATGTACAAAGCAAGTTTAACTAAATGAACTCTTACTTCTTCAGCATCTTTCCAGTTAACACCAGAGTTAATTAAATCTTCACGAAGTTTTCCGATATTAACATTCTTGTCAATAAATTTAATATTATTATCAAGTCTACCTCTGCTTGCTACCCTGACAACAGAAGCAACTATGCTTTCTGGGTCAACAGAACGCATAAGTAAACGTGCTGCTTCATCGTTACGATAAACACGTGCAGAGTCAGCAACAGCAGAAAAGTAGTTTTCATTCCAGTTGCCATTGATATCTTTAGGTGCAATACGAGAAACACCCATTCTGACATAATTCTTACGAGAGAACTCTTCACCAATAGCCATTGGGTTGGACAACTCTAAGGATGTTTTACGCTGTGCACTTGAAGCATCCATAGCATATTCACCAATGTTGCCTTGGAAAGCACCATTGAATTCAATACCATTATGAACAACTGCTTTTTGTCCTAAACGATAACGGTTACCTTTAATACCTTTGCGTTCAGCAGATTTAACATAATTATCAATGTTCTGTCCTGCTTTAGCAACAGATGAATCAATTAATTGAATACGATTATCTATTGCCCTAATGTTATCGTTATATCTTTGCTTAGCAGCCTTTTGGGTTACCTTGTTTAAATTTTTAACGGCTTCTTTACGTTCAGCCAAAGCAACTCTTTTATCTGCTTGGAGTAAACGTATTTCACCTTTTTGAACATCAATAAGTTCTTGCCAGGTACCAATTGCTCTTGGGACACCAGGTCCACTCTTAGATACAACTAAACCTTTATCAGCCTTAACCATGTCTAATTTATTTTTAACAGAGGCTAATCTGTTTCTAGTAAAGTTAGAAACACCTTCAACTGGTCTGGCATAGTTCATGAAACCATTCATGTAAGCCATAGCACGAAGACTACCTTCACCAACGTTACGTTGTGGGTAACCTAAACGCATAAGCGTTGCTGGTCTCCAGAATGAATCAAATAAAGTGTAAGCAGAGTTCAATGCATCAGTTGTATATGCGTAACCTTTTCTGAATAAAGTACCATGCTCATCAGCAATTTTTTGAAAAAGTCTGATATCAATCATTGGTAAAGCATCAGGAAGTTGAGAAGATACAAATGGTACAAAAACTTTACGTCCTTCTTCGTCAAAGAAGAAGCCTTTTTCTCTAGCCATTGTTAAAGTACTGTTACGTCTTTTAACAGTTTCTTGATAAATAACATCACCAAGGTTATTTAATTTATCACCTGGGACATCAGTAAATTCTCTCATTATTTTAGATTTAGTTCTTGTATCTAAAGGAGCGTTGAAACCTTTAGCAATAACAATATCTGTTAAGGCTTTACGTTCAATAAGTTCAGCAATCTGTGCACGTTCAGCATCAGTTTTTGCAGCAACGTATTTGTTTATAAATCTACGTTTTAATTCTTGCCCTGGCTTACCAGTCCAAGGTTTAACTTGGTCCATGAACGCAATAAGTTCATCAGAAGAACCAGTAGAATTAATACCTTTAGTTGTTATCCAACCAGATGGGCGTTGACGACCACCCCAAGTCATTACACGCATAATGCCATGAAATGGTGTTAATTGGAAATCGTCAGCAATCCAACCAAGACCTCTTTGCTGTGCAGCAGAACGACCAAACGCTGCTCTTAAACTTTCAGTTGCACCGAATCTGGTAGCACCACCTGAATAAGAGAAAACATTCTGTTTTGCTAATTCTAATGCTTGAGCAAATAGTTCATCTTTTTTTAACACACCTTTAAATTCACCAAGGTGAGCATTTAATTCATCAGGTGAGTTTAATATTTCAGCATTAATATCACGATTAGGACGCAGTTTATCAATTTTACGTTGTTGGCGTTTGATAACTGCAGCAATATCAGAATTGTTTGCTGATTTTTCTAACAACTTAACAGAATCAGCGTCACCAAGGACTGCTTTTAATACAGTCTTGCCAACTTCTTTATCTGTGATGTTACCGAAAACTGAAGCGAGAAGTTCAGGATTGGATGAGCGTCTTACTGTTTTATTTTTTAGTAACGCTGAAGCATCCATATCAGGTCTGATAACTTCATCAAGGAACCTGTCCCAACCACCTTTGGTTACAGCCTTACTGATTTCTTCTGCAGTTTTAGGTAAACGTTGTTCAATTAAACCAGGTATATTAACTTTGCCAACCTGTGCACCAACACGTGCTATTTTGATAGCCTTACCACCAATAACTAGTGGGTCAGCAAACCAGGTTACAACAGCGTCAACAGAACCAGATGCTAATTTACCAACAATTTCATTTTGAAATGCTTGTTTACGTTGTTGTTCATCGTAGATGTTGAAATCTTTTTTGAACATTGTTGGTGTTTTATCACCAAGAATTTGGGCAGCACCACGAATAGCAGTAAAAGGAGAAGGTAAATCAGAAGCAGCAAGGAATGCTTGCCCTGGGCTAATGTCTTTAGATTTTTCGTAAGTCTTTTGAATGTCTGTTAATTGAATACCGTCTTGATATTCGGGATTATCAACATCTGTTAAAAGACCTGCTGTGCTAACGCCTCTACCAATTTTTTGGGCAACGTTAGTATAGCCTCTAAGGAAATTGCCAAAACCATCAGTTAATGACTTTCCAAAATCATTTAATAAACTCATTGACCATATTCTTTAGTTAAAAGTGTACGTATTTCTTCATGTTGTTCATCTGTTAAATCGTGGATATGTGCAAGTCCCCAAGCAATACCAGCATAATTATAATCTTCTTGAAATGTATCAATATATTTAGAGAATTGTAAAGCCCATCTAGGAGCGTCCACCTTGACCTCCATTATTTAATATACTTTCTAAATATTTAGTAAATGTTCTAAATGTTGTAGGAATACCTTCTAAATTAGAAACAGTTCTAAATATTGGAATATATGATGCTAGTTTTTGTAAATCTTGAGTTGCTTCTGAAACTGGCATACCAGCCATTGACATACCAATATCTGTTGGTCTTAAACCTTCACCAAAAGAGAAACCATTACTGAAGGCTTCTTCTGGTCTTTGAGTTGGGTCAGTAAAAGTACTAAGTTTTTCTTTACCAGCAGTAGGTGTTGGTGAAACGTTAATACTTAAATTTTTAACAGGTTCCGATTTGGCTATAGGTCCGCCTCGCAATTGTTCTTGCATTGCTTTACGTTCACCATATCCTCCACCTGAAGGAATGTTTTCTTTCGCATTATTCTCAACTGCTTTACGTTTAGATAATGCACCTGGTGGTGAAACTACAGCACCATTAGTAGGTTTTTGATATCCGCCTCTTGGCATAGTTTATCCTTGTAGTTGAGTTAAGATTGACGCTAAATCAATTGGCTGTTGTTGTTCCTGGGGAGCCCCTGAAGGTGCTGCTGGAGCCGAGGGGACGGGTTGCTCAACAGGAGCAGGTGAGGTTCCTCCAGGGGCAATCTGTGGGGCTGGGGCAGGTGCAGGTGCGGGAGCAGGAGCAAATATTTTACTTACTGCTTCCTCTATTGCTGTACCTTTTTGTCTTTCTTTTATAACCTCAGCCATCTTCATTGCTAAATCTGAAGCATCCTGACCTTGAGCAGTCATTTGTGGAATTGCTTGTGCTAGTTGTGACATTGCAGCGTTCAAATTGTCACGCATACGTTGAACATCAATCTGTTGTTGTTCACCTGTAACGTTCATTGACCAAGGCAGTTCACGCATTACAAAATCTCTAGATACTAAATCAGCACCTAATGCTTGTAGTGAGAATATTAAAGCACGTGATGGGTCAAGTCCTGCCATTAGACCGTAACGTACTTGAATGTTGTTATCCCCATTGATATCTTTTCCAGGGGTGTAAGTCAATTCGTAAGGTGAACCGTTTCGTTCACCATAGATTGATTTTTCAAAATTGAATAATGTTTCATCAATTCTGAACGCAAGACTTAATACATCTTCAAAGGTGTCAGCAAGTATTTGTTGACCTGTTTTAACTTGTGTATCGAAAGCACCTAATAATGCTTGAACACCTTGACCTGTAACTATCGATGCATCTAGAACACCTGAACGTCCTTCAGGATATCTGGAACCTAGACGCATTTCGCGTTGTAATATTTCTGATTGTGTGAATACTCCTGGTGGTAAATCCATACCAACTTTACGAATATTCTGTGGTTGTGAAGTTCTTAGAACAGCATCTGGACCGAAAGCGAATTCTTGTACATCGTTAGGTACGGCAAGTGGTGCGTTAACAGATTTCTCTGCAGCATCCATTGCAAGGTAAGCAAAACGTGCACGTGCTATTTGTACCCATAGAACATCATCGAACTGTCCACGTGGTTCATCATCAACACCTGGTTTCATTGCTACACGTACCATCAGTTCACCCATTGGGTTTTCTGTTTGGCGTAGAACAAAATTACCTTTAGTTGGTAAGAATAAAACTATTTGGTCAGCATCTTCGTACTTAATCATTTCGATAGGTGCGTTGTAATCAACTGTTGCAGAGTTAGTTCCTGCTAAAATTGCACCTTGGTATTCTGGGAACTCTGCAATGAGTTCACCAACGCTTTTAACGTAGCGTTTGGAGAAAGAGATAAGTCTTTTAAATCTGTCAAACTCTGGGTATGAACCCATTGGGTTTTCGATACGTATGAAAGGTAAACCAGATTCTTCGTTAGGTTCAACAATGAATGGTAGGAAACCATAAGTGCCGTACCAGTCTGCACCTGTGTACATTTGGGTTTGTAAACGTGATGTTTGAATATAGTTATTTGCTATAAGTGTTCTGGTGTCAGCGTTCTTTTTAGCCCTATCACCATTGTTACGTGAAATGCAGTTGAATGATGGCAGTGGGGCAAGTACTTCTGCAACGTCACGTGCAGCAACATCAACAAAGTTAGCAACCATTGCTTTGCTTGTGCCTTCAGGGAAGAAGTCAGGTGCAATATCTTGCATCTTTCCTCTACGAACATCAAGCACATTGTTCATACGAATATCGCGGTCATAGTTGCGGCGTTTTATTGCCTCAAACTTTATCGCAATTTGTTCAACAGTTAACATTATCTGCTTTCTTTAAAATCTAAGGTTTAACGTTATTTGGAAATTTTTTTCTTAATGCTGAGTGTCTACCAATGTTCTTTTCTAATTCTGTTGTTGGTTGACTTGCACGAGTTGTTCTTGCAGGTGCTTTAGAGTTACTTAAAGCCTTTTTCATTTTATTAAGACTTTGGTCAATTTTAACTTTTTTTGCAGGTACAAGTTTACGAGCAGCAGCAACTCCACCTTTACGTACTAATCCTGCACCGCCAACCATTGAAGCAACCTGTACTACGCCTTTACCAACAGATTTTACTTGTTTAACATTGTAGGCTTTTTTCTGTGCAGGTGTCATTGCTTTATATTTTTTAGTGTTTTCTTCTTGTTGTTTCTTCAATAAAGCAGACCCACCACGAT